TTGCGTTTGTACTGGTCGCCACAAGTTTTGTGCCTGTGGTAGTGCCATCAGGAGCAAGGACATCATTCCCTGTAACAGTCACCCCAGAGCCACTCCAAGATGCCGCGCTAAAGTCCTCGCTGTCAGTAACAAGATTAGTCCGCGCTTCCTCGATGAGCAGCCCCTTCGGCGTGTTCGTTACAGGGTCGTGGTCGAGCCGTGCCGCATAGACCGCGCTGCCCTCAGTTTTGATGTAGGGGTTGCCGACAGGCAGGGTGGTGTGCTGGGAGAATTGCGCCCCCCAGAGATATATAAATCCACTGCCTGAGCTTGCCCCAAATCTTGGATGCACAGCGCCTGACGCAGGATTGCTAAAAGTAACGCTTAACCGAAACCAATCATTTGGGTACGCCTCTGTGGAGACAGTATGAGCTGCGTTTATTAATGTCCATTCTCCAGTAGATAGGTCAAAAATTGAACTGGTATCTACTGTGCTAGGGGCGAATGTCACAATTCTAAACTTAAAAGTATCCAGACTTCCGGCTTTTACAAAAACTGAGACTGTATATGTTCCGGCGTCTATTGTGCCACTGCTTTGACGAATATGATTCCCACCAGCCTCAAAATTTGCGCTGCTTATCTTGTCAGCGGTTGTTGTGCCGTCAGGAGCCACAATCTCATTTGTCGCAACGGTTACATCACCAATCGCACTCCAAGTAGTGCTGAAATCCTCAGACTGCAAAAACAGATTATGCGGCGACTTCTTCACCAAGCCGTCGCTGTCCACGAACCACGCATTGTTGCCACGGCTAAAATCGATGCGACTGTCAGGCGCACCGTTAGAGCCAATTTGTGCAGCAGCAAAGTTCAGGTCGAGGACAGGTTGCTCGACGCTTTTGCGTAGTCCGGGGTTTCTCAGCATTAGGCCATCTCGGTTACATAAAGTGTTCCGTCTGCGCTGGCTCTGATAGCGGCCACTTTCTCGCCGCCGGTCACGAGGAAATACTCGACCTGATTGGCGGGCAGATACATGCTGCTCGTGGTCGCCGTCGGGCTTGCCGCAAATGCGATGTGGCAGTCAGTGGTGCTGACCAAGCGGATCACGTTTGTCGTGGCCGCGTGGGCAGAGGACTGAGCGCTGCTGCTTGAAACAGACACAGTCGAGACTGTGCCTGCCTTTAGCGCTTGGACATCAATGCCTGTGTTTTGGTTTGCGTAATTACGCTCTGCGATGGGGCCGGTGTAGCTCATTTTTTACTCCTAGCGTTCAGCGGCTGCGTTTTGCAGCGCGTAGCTGCTGTTGATGCGGGTTGCGCCGGAGCCGTAGTGCGCGCGCTCCTCGCCCTTTGCAATCTCATCGATAGAGAATTGTATTGCTATTGTTTCTGTCCGACAAGGCGGTTATGACGCCGGGGTTCAATAAATCAGCCTGATCTGGCAGCCACTCTCCGAACTGTATCATTTAACGGCCCACCTCTCTGTGCCGGTGGACACCTCGGTCCACTCAAGCGTTTCCGGGAACGCCGGTATGTCTAGCCACGTCTCATTCTCTGACGGGGCAACGCTCCACCTGTCGCCGAGACGGTGGGCCAGCGTCGATGTCGTAACCGCCAGAGCAACAGCGCCAGAGTTTACGAACGTGACCGCGTTGCCACTGGCGGCTGTTACGGAGGCGTTGACGGAGGACAGCATGCCCCTTATCGAGAGCGCCACGCCCGACGCAGCACCCGACACTGCGGCACTGGCGTCAAATGGCCTTACGCGAAGGACCGCAGCCGCGCTGGTCGCGGCAACAGAGACAGCCGCAGTGAAGCGCGCGATGAACGACGCGTAGGCCGCAACAGAGGCTGCGCCCGTGACTGCGGCGGCGAAGGCGAGGATGCGCCTGACAGCGCCAGAGGCAGACGCGGAGAGAGACACGGCAGCGGTCGGCTGCTGGAGCGTCAAGCCGTCAAGCTGCTCCAGATTGCCGAAGCTGTCGATGGCATCCATCGTACCCCAGTTGTCTAGCTCCTCAAGCGTCGCCACAGAACGCTCCTTTAGTCGGCGCTGATGTCGAGGTCGCCCGCGTCAATCTTCAGGATGTCGCCGCTCTCAATCGTCTTCGCGGTGGTGAACGCGCCGTGGATCAGCAGGTTGCCGCTCGACGCCGCGTCGAAAATCCCGAAGTGCGAGACGCTGCCCCACGAACCTGTCGCCGCAGCGAACTGGATCGCCGAGGCGTTGTCGGCGGTGCCGGACGCTGCCGCGTTGAACGTGGCCGCGACACGCGCGTAGCCGGAGCCGCTCAACTCGGTACCGCTGTTATCGTCGCCGAAGCTGCCGGTGGACAGGCCGACATACACGGCGCTTGGCATCGTGTAGGAGCCAGTGCCGAGGATGTGGTCGAGAATTTCATTCTCAAGGTAGTTTGACATTGCAGACATGCTAGTTCTCCGCTGCTACGTTCTGGCGTTGGTACACTGATCTCACAGCGAGGGGTCCAGTACCATAGAACGACCTGTCCTCGTCAATGTGTATCTCCTGAATGATGCGCGTGAATTTTGCGTCGTACTGCGACGATCTGGCCTCATCCAGAAGGTATGTATACGCCTCCGTCAGCGCGCCGTACAGATACAGGTCCGGGTGACGCGTGAAGGTGATCGGCGTGTTTGCGTCTGACAGTGCCGGCAACGTCCCGGTGTAAACGATCTCGGCGGTGTATGTGTCGTCCGGCACGGGGCGCAATTTCATCTCCAGCCCCACAACGCTGAACGCCTTCGGCTTCCCGTTGCCGCCGCTGGAGTAGCTGCTGTCGAGGCTGTGAGGGCTTTGATACGACAAGACCGTGAGCGGCGTCGTGTTCAGCTTGACCTCGCGGACCTCGCGCAGGTCCGTCGGCAGCGCGATGTATTCGTCGCCCACCTCAAGCGTCGCGGTGGCGCGCTTCTCCTGCTCACGCGTCTCAAGCTCGCGGGACACGCGCGCCTCGGCGAGTTTAATGAAGTCGGGAATGACGGCGGTGAGATCATCGCGCGCGAGGAAGTTGGCTATCGCCGCCTTCAATTCGCTGTATGTTGTAATAGCCATTATAACATCCCGCCGCCTGTCCTAAATGCTCGGTTCTCGCTGTCGTTCAACCAAGCCTTCCACGCCTTCGGGTTCTCGCGGATCGGGCCGAACTTCTCAACAAGATGAGCATACACTACGTTCGGGATTTCCGCCACATGCTGTAAGTGGCGCTGCGTGTTGCCGCGCATAGAGCCGGGGCGGTAGTCGTCGGACATCTGCTTGTTGATTTTCAGCAGGTCGCCAAATTCCTGCCGCTGCTCGACGTAAGTCGTGCCGTCATTGTTCTGATACAGGGACACTTCCTTGCGGGTGTTCGGGTCAGTCCAGAGGTATCGTTTCATTTTGCCCTCATAGAGAAAGGGGGCGACCGAAGCCGCCCCCTAGCTAGATCAGGAACCGCTGAGATCGAAGATCGCGGCGTGCGCCTTCGGTGCGGTCGGCTTGAGCGCCCACTCGCACAGGATGTGGCTGTCCGTCGCGTCGCCGGTCTTGGCGAGGTCTTCCTCAAGGAAGTTACGACCGTTCAGCGTGCAAAGCGACACGAAGTCCGGGTCGATCAGGAAGATGCGGTCGTTGCCCATAAAGCGAGACGGCGTGGCCTCAACCGTGCCGAAGTCGCCGAGGAACACCGAAGTCGAACCGACATAGGTGGTCTCTTTGGCCGCAGTCATGTTCACGTCGTTGCTGACAAGGTTACCAGTCGCGGACAGGTCCGAGAAGTTCGCCTTGTTAGTCGCCGACATGACCATCATGCGCGGGTTACCACCGTCCGTCCAAGCGTCCTGCTGCGCGTCCTCAATGAGGGCGAGCGTCAGTGCGCGGTCGTCACCGTTGGTGATGGTGTCAGTGCCGTCGCCAGTACCGAAGGCACCAGCACCGCCGCCAACCGAGCCGTTGGTCATCCAGCAAGACAGCGAAGCCGACTTGCGAGGGTCGGAAGACGAACGTGCAACGTCAGTGTCGCCGATCATCTTTTCGATGTCGCGGCGCAACTCCAAGCCCTTGAGGACTTTCTGGTAGTTGTGTTCACGCTCACGGCCTGCGGTGTCTACTGCATCCAGAGTGCCGGAGGTCGCGAAGACCTTCTTGGAAATCTGGTGGTAGTTACCCACACGGCTGGTCGGCGTGGCCGCAGCAGTCGAGGTGTCAGCGCCTTCGTTGTGGTAGTTCGTGGTGCTGGCGGCTGCCAGTTCCTGAACCTGCCACTCGGTGAAGATGCCGTTCGAGGTCTCCTTCTTGACGTTGGAGAAGATCGGTGTTTCAGCAGGGTCGATGCGGTAAATCACATCGGCAAGCTGTTCGCGCTCACCTACGGCGGCGCCAGTCGCGAAAGTCGTCATGACTTTGTCCTTTCAAGTTGCGGGGCTATTTCCGCCCCATAAGATACTCAACAGCGGCGTCCACCGTGCCAGCGCTTTCAAAACGCTTGCGGGCTTCTTGCCGAGAACGGTTAGCAACTTCGCGCTTGGTCTTTGGTCGCCCTGCCTTGGCCATCTTCGGGGCTTGTCGGGTGCGCTTCTTGGCGGAGGGGGCTTTGTCTTGAAGCTGGTCCCAACGCCACGCCTTATAGAGAAGTTCAATCGCGCGCGCATCAGATGCGTTTGCAATCTCTTCCTCACTAAACCCGATCCGCTTCTGAGCGTAGGAAATCACCTCCTTGCGCTCAGTCTCGCGAGTGTCGTCATCCTGCCACGCAGGGATGCGGCTCAGCATCTCGCCACGCTGCACCTCAAGGTGCTGGCGCAGGTTCTGCTCCTGCTCACGAGCCTGTTCCGCCGCGATGCGCTGGCGTTCGGCCTCGACCTGCTTCTGGTATTCCCTTTGCTGGTCGAACTCGGCCTTCGCCAGAAACAAGTCACGCTCGGACATCGTCTCGGCCAATGCTCTCCAGTCAGGTTCCTGTTGGGTTGCCTGCTGGATTTGGGCAGCCAACTGATCAAGTTGCTGCGCGTAAGCGTCTCGAAGTTGTCTCGTCTCAGCTTGCTCCGCCTCAAAGGCTTTGCGCTGTTCGGCTAACTCCATCGAGCGCTTAGTGTACGCCTGCTGCCGCGAATAACCGTTCTGTAGTTCGTCGAGGGTTACCTCTACCTCTTGGCCGTCCACCTTCACGGTGTAGACCTCCGGGGGTTCCTCTTCGTACTCTTCGCCGTCATCCGCCTCGTAGGCGTCTTCGCCCTCGTCGTCCTGCTCGTAATCCCCTTCTGCGGTCGCTTCTGCGGTCTCCGCCTCTGGCTCATACGCCTCGGTCTCAGGCTGTTGAGGCTCTTGCGCCTCGGTGGTCTCTTCCGCCACGGTGTCCGCTGGGGGCGTGTTCAGAAGAGAAACTGCATCAGTTAAAGAAATGGGGCCGGTTCCTTGCGGATTGTCGGACATCAAAAAGCTCCTAGTTTATGCGGCCATAGCGCCTGAACTCGTCAAGCTGGGCCTTTGCTAACTTACCATCCTCGACCACGCTAGAGAAGTACCCCTTGACAGCGCCAAGTGCCTGCATGAGGTGGAATAACTTCTCGCGGGCCTCTGCATCATTGATAGCGGAGGTCTTCCACGCATCAATGAATTGCTCGTCGAGGTACTCGAACGCCTCGACAAAAAGTTCATTTCGCAGGAGCGCCTCAGCCTTAGCGGCGCGGTCCTGCCTCTCTCTTACTTTGCCTTCGTTCATGTCAGCAGACTGAAATCCATTTGCTGTTGCGGCAGCCCGTAGCGGCGCTGGAACTCCAGCAGGCCGTCAGGTGCTTGATCTAACAGGCTATATGTGCGCGTTGGCGTGCGCTGTTCAAGGGGCTGCATGACCGGCGCGCTGGTGTCCAAGCGGCACGCCTGCAAGTCCTCGTCGAAGATGTAGCCCTCCGGGCAGCGCGGCTGGCCCGTGACATCTGCTACCGGCGCGACAACTTCGGGGTCGCTGCTGGTGTCCTCAAAGCCGGGGATGCCGTACTCGGCCGCGACGTCGGAAGGCAGCGTGCGCCCGGTGTAAACCTGACCGCCGAACGGGCCAGCGCCGAAGCTGCCGTAAAACTCATCGCCCACAAAGACCGGGCGATAGTCGCCGCTCGTGATCTGCTCGTATTTGGTCGGAGCGCCGAGGAGGCCCATAATCTTCGGGATCATCCCGAAGCTGTAATCTTGGCCGGGGCCGCGCTGGAGGTATTGGTTCAAGGATGCTTGCTGACCGGGAGTGAGGGCAGAAAACGTGTCGGGGTATATGTCAGAGCCAAGCGGGACCGCCGGACCCATACCGAAGTTGGTGACGCCCTGATATGCGCCCTGCAACTCCGCAGCCATCTGCTGCGCCTGCCGCTGACGTTGCAAGACCAGTGCGTCCTGTATCGCCGCCTGATCTGCGAAGCGGCGCTGTCGCTGCTCGGATTGGTATTGCAGCGCCGCAAGGTTAGTCAGCGCCCTGTCTGCGGCGTCGATTGCCCCCTGATATGGGCTGGCGGGCTGGGGTGCCGTCATCGGGCCGTAGTCGAAGAAACCCGCGCCGTAGTCGTCGCCGTAGGATGCGGCGATCTGTTCTGCTATCTGTTGTGCCTCGTCGTTCGACGGAGTGCTTGCGCCTGCTGACCAGTCTGCGCCCGATGGCTTCGTTACCGGCATCCCTAATTCCTCGGCAGGTTGGTTGATATTTCGGCGTCGGTGACAGCCTTGGCCATACGCAGTTCGGCCTCAGCCTGCAACTCCTGCCGGCGCAACTCCATCTGCATCGCCATCTTCTCGCGCTCTAGCTGCATCTCCGCCTCCATCTTCTCGCGGGCAAGCTGGATGTCAGCCTGCGCCTTGGCGCGGGCCATCTCCATCTCCTGCTGTAGCTTGACCATCTCCGGGTCAGGCTGCGGAGCCTGCTGCTGCGCCTGCTGCATCATCATCTGCTGGCGGATCATCTGCGGCGAATTGAAGAACTGATCGACGTCCTTGAAGCCGCCGATTTCCGCAATCGAGCGCAGCGTGTTGACGTATTGTTCCATCGACACAATCGGGTTCTGCGGCCCCATCTGCATCAGGATTTGCTCCTGCTTCGCCGCAACCTGCGTCAGGAACGCGATCTTCGTCTCGTCGTCCGTGGTGCCAAGCCCGACTTGAACCATCACGTCGAACTGCGACTTCCACTCCGCCGGATTAATAGGCACAAAGTTATTACGCAGGCGGAAGACCTTCGGCTTGTTGTCGTGCTTCAAGACAAGATGCAGGATGCCCTTGAACAAGTCCTTCACGCCGGTCTCGGCCATCGTCCTCGCGTAGCTTTCCAGCTTCACCTGAGCACCGCGAACAGTCGCAGCGACCGCGCTGGCGGTCGAAGACTGGAGCGCGTCCGGTGACAGTCCCTGAGACGCGCGGCTCATGCCGGTGCGGTTCTCCTTCATCCCGTCGATGTAATCCATCAGCGGGCGTATCTCGCCGCCCACCGACGCGCCGGTAATCTGCTGCACCATACCGGGCTGGCGTGTGCGGATCACTCCGCCTGCGGAGCCGTCCAGCAAGTCATCGAGGTTCACCTGTCCCTCAACCGCGATCATACGCGGCAGCGTGCTGCTGTAGACGCTGTCGAGGTATTGGCGCATCAGCGTGGTCTTGATGACCTGCAAGTCCTCGGTCAGGTCGTAGAGGGAGCGCCCGATCAGGCGGTGCGGCATCAGGATCGGGGAACACACCGCGAAGGGCATGTGATCCCACGGCTCATTGTGCAAGATGTAGTCGCCGTCGCCGCCAATCGCGCAAATCCGGCGGCGCTCTGCGATGCCGTCGCCGTCGAAGTCCACGTTCATGATGCACTCGTGATAAATCACCGAGCGCAGGGTCGGGTCAGCCGGGTCAACCCCGGTCGCGGCCTCTAAGTCCTGAAAACGGTTATTGACCTCGCGGTCTACGTCCAGTTCGTTTTCGCCGGCGTACTGCTCGATGATGTCGCGGTCGTAACCCATCGCCACAAGCTCACTGACAGTCAGCGACGTGCGGTGCGCCACGAAGTGCGCCTCATCTAGCGAGACGGCGTGGCGCGAGATCAGAAACTCTTCTGGCGGCACGTTGATTGCCTTAATTTGGCCCGTTTTGCGCTTCACCCGGACCGACAGGTCGTACATCACGTCAACCGGCACCTCGGTGCCGTCGTCGTCGGTGTAGCTCGACATGACGGTCTCACTCTGCTCGACGATCTCGATGTTCGGGTCGTTGAGCAGCATCACCATCTCAGGCTCGCTCAGGCCGTTATATTCTTCCTCGTCAACCTCTTCGGTCTCTTCCCAGAAATATTTGATCACGCCCATACGGAACAGCAGCGCGTCCTTGAAGAAGTTATGCAGCAGCTTGTAGCCGTCGTTCTGGTTCTGGATGATGTAATTGACATAAT